ATCGTAACTGTTATACTATTACTTACGCCTATCATTAATGTAGCTCGTATGGAGTCTGCATCAGGGTTTCTTAACACCTTTCTTGTAGCACAGATGGGTGTCGTACTAGGTTTTATGGGTGCTACAGCTTTAACTAAAACGAAGTCAAAGGAATAAAATATACTATGGGAATGAAACAAGACTTAAAAAATCCTAAAGAGGGAGGTTTGCCAGCAAAAGAATTTCTAAAAGAGTATGGCATACCAAAATCAAAAGCTGTAAAAACAAACCCTAGAATAGCAAAGGGAATGAATAAAGGTGGTTTGCCTAAGAAAAATTTTGCTAAACCGGGATCTTACAGTAAACGTAAATAAAATTGCATAACAGGGTTGCATTATTATCTCTTTTATGTTATAACTAACTATGGTATAACATCCTTATCAGTCAATAGTACTGATGTATACATAAAAGGAGTTATACAATGATCAGAAAATTACTAATTAAATACCATAATTATATGACTAATAGAACTGCATATTATCAACTAATGAATATGACAGAGAGACAACTACGAGATCTGGGAATCTGTCGTGGTGAAATCAGAAGACTAACAGGATTTGGAGAACGTTAATGAGAAATTTATTTATTGCAGGTGTTATTGTTACACTAACGGCAATGTCCGCACAGGCTGAAGGAGTTGTAAGAGGTGGTCTTTTATCTATGATAAAGCCAGACGCATCTGTTGAGTACGGAATTAAATCTAAAAAATGGTCGGGAGACTTTGGCGTAACTGCAAACGTTTCAAGACTATCTATTAGACCAGCACTAGACTGGGGATATGCAAGTGGAGATTCATTTGCTATTGCTGGTGCATCAGTAAAAAGCACAATGGCTATAAGCAAAAGCCTGTCTGCTTATTCTAAACTATCTTTAGACAAAGACTTTAAATACAGTGACCTGTCAATAGGTGTCGCTATAGCATTTAAATAAGGGGAATAACTATGGATTGGATTAAAGGAAGACTTAAAGAACCTACAACTTATCTAGCACTTGCTCTTGCAGGTGTAGGACTAGGGTTTATGTTTACATTGCCTATATTAACTTGGGCAGGTATTATAGGCGGTATCTTCGGTATCGTTCTTAAAGAAAAGGGTGGGTCATAACAATGGCCTACCTAAATAGAGTTATACGTGCAATACTTAATATGCCTTGTAACTGCTGTGACAAATGCCAGTGCGGTAACTAATGTTTGGTTTACTGGGTAATATTGTCGGGCCAGTCGCAGGACTAGCAGGTTCGTGGATTGAAGGCAAGACTGCTGTACAGAAAGCTAAAGCTACCAAAGATCTAAAGATTGCTACAGGTGAAATAGACTGGGATCTGGAAGCGATGAAAGCGACACAAAACTCATGGAAGGATGAATGGTTGACACTGCTTTTAAGTGGGCCATTTATTCTATCATTCTGTGGGGATTGGGGCAGAGAGATTGCAGCAGCAGGATTTGCTGCACTAGGAGAAGCACCACAGTGGTATAGCTATTCTCTTGGAGTTGTAATTGCTGCATCCTTTGGCATACGATCTGCAACTAAGTTTTTTGGAGGAAAAAAGTAATGAGCAATAATAAAAAAAGAACAGGTCATACAGACTATCGTAATTTATCTAAAATAGCAGATAATATTAGAAAAACTATGAAAGATCAAGAAAAACAAGAAGGTATTGATAGCACATCTCCTGAAGCTGAAGATGCTATATTTAGTAAAAGAAAAAGAAAAAAATGATAACTAACTACAATACGTGTTTAGAAATAATATTAGAACACGAAGGCGGTTTTGTAAATCATCCTAAAGATCCGGGTGGAATAACAAACCACGGTGTCACTAAAAAAGTCTATGATAAGTGGGTAGGCAGAGAGACTACGCCTAAAGAAATGCGTGACTTGACGCATGAAGACGTAGCACCTATCTATAAAAAAAACTATTGGAATAGAGCTAAATGTGATCAACTTCCTAGTGGGGTTGATCTTTGTGTATTTGATTGGGCTGTTAATTCTGGTGTATCACGATCTGCTAAAGCGTTACAACGCATAGTCGGTGTAGAGCAGGATGGTGGTATAGGCCCGATGACTTTACGAGCTGTCGCTGAAGTAGAAGTAGATGAGATAATAGAACAAATGCATTACACACGTCAAAGTTTTTATGAGAAACTGTCTACGTTTGACACCTTCGGTAAAGGCTGGACTAGACGTAACGATGAGACAAAAGAAAAAGCACTGGAGATGGCTCATGGCTAGACAACTAACAGAAAGACAGCAACAGTTTTTATCTGTACTGTTTGATCAGGCAGGCGGTGATGTAGCAACAGCTAAAAAACTTGCAGGTTACTCTGATGCTACCAGTACTACTGAAGTTGTTAATTCTATGAAAGAAGAAATACTAGAAAGTACACAAAGCTATATGGCACGTAATGCTCCTAAAGCTGCAATGGCTATGGTAGGTGGTTTGTTTGACCCTACTGAGTTAGGCATAAGAGATAAGATGGCAGCAGCTAAAGAGTTACTAGATCGTACTGGACTTGTTAAGACAGAGAAAGTACAAGTAGAAGCTAAAGGTGGAGTAATGTTAATGCCACCTAAAAACACGGAAGATAATGACTAGATCCCTTGGTAAGTGGAAACTACCACAACCCACAGATGTAAAAGAAGATAATGAATGGGTATCTATACCTAAGATTTCTCGCACTATACCTTTTGGCTACGAGCTAGATAAAGAAGATAGTGGAATACTAAACCCAATACCTGACCAACTAGATAAACTAGAAATAGCAAAAAGATATTTAAAACAATATTCGTATAGAGAAGTATCACAATGGTTAACTCGCAATACAAATAGATACATATCACATGTAGGTTTAAGGAAACGTTTAGAGAATGAAAAAAGAAGAAACAACCAAGCTGCAAGCTTACGCAGATGGGCAGACTATGCCAAAGAAGCAATCGCCAAAGCGGAAAAAATTGAAAGCCAAAGGGTCGGTTCAAAAGAAAGCTACAGCGAAGAAGAAGCTAGAGCCACCTAAAGTAATAGAGATTGAAAAACTTGATCCTATTGAGACTATTGAAGAACAACATAATGTTATATTTAAACCTAATCATGGGCCTCAAACTGAGTTCCTTGCTGCAGGTGAAAGAGAAGTTTTATATGGCGGCTCAGCTGGTGGTGGAAAAAGTTATGCGATGCTTGCCGATCCGTTACGATATATGGGGCATCCTGCATTTTCTGGGTTGTTATTGCGACATACTACAGAAGAGCTTAGAGAGCTTATATTTAAGTCTCAAGAGATGTATCCAAAAATCTGGCCCGGAATAAAGTGGTCAGAAAGAAAGATGCAGTGGGTCGCACCATCTGGTGCAAGATTGTGGATGTCATACCTCGACAGAGAGGACGATGCTTTGCGTTATCAGGGTCTGGCGTTTAGTTGGATAGGTTTTGACGAGTTAACACAATGGCCCACACCATTCGCATGGAATTACATGCGCTCTCGTCTACGATCCACTGCACCCGACTTACCAGTCTTTATGAGAGCTACTACAAATCCGGGTGGTAGAGGACATCACTGGGTCAAAAAAATGTTTATTGATCCTGCTGCGGTAGATACTCCATTTAATGCTACTGACATTGAAACAGGAGAAGACCTAAAGTATCCAGCAGGTCATGAGAATGCAGGTAGACCTTTATTTAAACGTAGGTTTATACCTGCTAGATTAAGAGATAACCCATATTTAGCTGCACAAGGTGACTATGAAGCAATGCTTCTGTCTCTACCTGAACAACAACGTAGACAGTTACTAGATGGCGATTGGGATATTAAAGAAGGTGCAGCATTTACAGAGTTTGATAGGAATGTACATGTCGTTGAACCCTTTGATATACCTAACAACTGGGTTAGATTTAGAGCATGTGACTACGGATACGGAAGTAAATCAGGTGTTGTATGGTTCGCTGTATCCCCAAATGAACAGCTTATTGTATATAGAGAGCTTTACGTAAGCAAAGTACTGGCTACTGACTTAGCAGACATGATACTAGATTTAGAAGCTGGTGATGGTGGAATGAGATACGGAGTACTTGACTCCTCACTGTGGCACAAACGTGGTGATACAGGCCCATCTCTAGCAGAACAAATGGTACAACGAGGTTGCAGGTGGAGGCCGTCAGACAGAAGTAAAGGCTCACGTGTAGCAGGTAAAAACGAAGTACACAGAAGATTACAAGTAGATGAGTTTACAGAAGAACCACGATTAGTATTTTTTAGTAATTGTCACAATCTTATTGCTCAACTACCAGCGTTACCCATAGACAAAAAGAATCCAGAAGATATAGACACAACATCAGAAGACCACTTGTATGATGCTTTAAGATATGGTATCATGTCAAGACCAAGGTTTAGTATATTTGATTATGATCCTAATAACTCTAAGACTAATAGGATGGCTATAGCAGATACAACGTTTGGGTATTAAAGGAAATTAAATGGCAGAAGATAATGAAGTATTTATTGAAGATGAGGCAATCACTTTAGAAGACACTGAAGATTCTATAGTTGATGACATTGACGTATCAGCAATTATACCTTTTGTCATGGATCGGTATAGACGTGCAGATGATTACAGACAACAAGATGAAACAAGTTGGTTAAAATCCTATCGTAATTATAGGGGATTGTATGGTTCAGATGTACAGTTTACTGAAGCAGAAAAATCTCGTGTTTTTATTAAGGTAACTAAAACTAAAACTCTTGCAGCATATGGACAAATAATAGATGTACTTTTTGCAAATAATAAATTTCCGTTAACTGTAGATCCTACTGAACTACCTGATGGTGTCGTTGCAGATGTAAGTTTTGATCCTAAAGAACCAGAACAAATACGTAGTTCTGATATGGAAAACATAATAAGTCCATATGGATTTAAGGGCGATGGTAAAGAGTTAGAA